CGGGCATTTAATGGTCTATCCACACACGAAAGTGTGGGGACGAATCAGATTTAGCTCACTCAGATTCAGAGGATCTGACCGTGATTTGGCAGATTTAATGAACACAACCCCTTCACATATTCCACAAATTACTCCCAGAACATGTCATCAGGACCCGGCGAACTATTGTTGCTGGAGTCCCTTGACAATGAATCGGGGAGTGTCATCTGATCCTCAGACTCGATGATGACGTGGTTATAATCCATCGGTGATACCTGGATCTTCCCAGACACTTTGAGAGTGTTGGGGCGGAATTCGAGGAGCAGCTGGAGAAGCTTATCAGTATGCTTAGCCCCCTTCCCCTTAATCAATCTTCGCATTACACGCATAGGAGGCATCTTGAGTTCATACTCAGTTTTGTCCGTACGTGTAGCACCAAACAAGAATGGTGGTTCTGGGTCACTACCGAAGTGCTGCTGTAGCTCTTCGAGTGGCCCAATACCCTCAGACTGTTGAATGGTGACGAAGTGACCTCCAGAGGAAGGGTATCGCTCGATATCCCTGGATTTGACATCAACAAAAGCAGTTGACGGCACTAAAGTGTGTGTTTTACTAATAGGAATTGCACGACTCTTTGAGTTCAGCAGGAATTGACTATAAAAATGAGCAGCTATCTTCAGCTGACTGTTCGTGAAGCTGTGGAGGTTATCGAGTCCCTTAGGGGGATCGAATCCAAAGCCAAGGAGAGATGGTCTAGCAAAGAGGGAATAAAAACCACCTTTGCGGCCAAAATCCAAGTCACCACCAGTCATCTTAGTGATCAGACGGATATGGTAATGCATGAAACGCCGATGGGCCCTAAGAGGGTCGAAGGCACCACGCATGACATCGTTATACTGATCAGCAACAGGCTGCATGAGGAACTGATCTCTACCCACACTGACTTGGTCAGTAGGGGAGATCTCCTTAGCATCTTTCTTCAATTTCGAACGACCCATTAGAAGTCCAACCTTTGTGTACTCAATCTTCTCGAACCTCCAGGTCATTGGACCTTGAGCGGAGCGGGAGGGGTGATGGATAATCCTAAAGCATTCAGAGTTGATGGTCAGGTAGAAGGGAGAGAAATAATTCTTTCCAATCGATAACTTGAAACCAGCCAAACCGATTTGAACGTTCCAGATCTTATAGAGAACTGAGACGGCTCGGAATAATATATCATCACCATTAACAAGTACAGGTAGGGACTGAAGAGTCAGCCAGTCGGGACACCAATTGCGAGGCATCTCCTCATCGGAGTAGACACCCCACAACCAGAGTCGGACAGAGTTCCAATAAACGAGTAGGTTCGCAATGCAGAGTACAGGAAAACTCAGGATTGAGCCCATCAACTGGCCATTCATTTGATTGATGGCTATATTGTGTGGGTGAGCTCTTGAGGGAAAATTCTGTATTCCGTTACTATCCGCAAACACCTGAAGCTCCTCATTGAATTTTGAGGGGTAGGTGAGTTCCTGTGAATACAGGATCTGGCGGGAGGCGATTTTTTCTTCTTCGGAATAATTGCGATGAGCGAGGTAATCCTCGAGAATCATCTTAGTTAAATTCAGATCAAGACCATCTGTGGCGGCTGAATAGTCGCCAGAGACCCAACCAAGGGTGGGATCGTTCTCGAATAAGTCGAAAAGACTTTTAGGAGAGGGATCCGAGCCAAGCTTGGATGGTCTGAAATTCTGAACACCCCGAGAAGGACAACCCATACTCGTAAGATCAATGGAACGTTCTCTGTCCATGACTGCGTACAAGTCCATAATGCTGAGTGGTCTGGTCGTTAAGACCAGTGAAGGGAGAGTTTTGATGGAATTATAGAGATCCACCCTAATTGGTTGACAAAACCAAGCGAGGGCTGCTTCCGTCTTAGTAATGAGACGGACCTTAAGAGGTTCAAGCACAGCGGATACTTTAGCAATAGTTCTACCAGGTTGATAACGATCAACAAAGAAATTGTTCACGATAGTCCTATTCACATCGGGCACTGAAGAGTGCACTGAAGTGACCACTCCAGGTCTCGTCTCCACCATACGGTAGAGAGGGGTCTCCTGAAGTGAGGTACTAACGCGATCACGAAGGTGATACTTCATCTTGCTTGATGCAGGAAGAGTCACAAGATCTTTTGGAGGATACTCCACTGGATAAGAAATAATGCCCATCTCGGCGAGTTGGACTGGATCCATGACAGGTCGTAGACCATCATAGAAATCAGGATGTCCCATCACCTTACTCTCAATTCCCTGTTCACTGAGAAGCTCCGCTCTAATAAATTCGCGGGCTCCACCCCAACCTTTAAGACACTCGACTGCTGCGGAAGTAGAGGGCTCATAGACCTTGAGGTCAGCCTTCTCTTTGAAAACTTTTGCAAACAGCTTGCGTCTTGTGAGTGATCTGGAGACAGAGGGACCAACGGCGTTAAAGAAAACGCGGCCGTCCTTTTGACGTGTGACTCTCTCATAGAGAGTTGGGAGGGAATCATAGTAAGACTCACGATAAGAGAACAGAGAGGGAAAAGTCTCCCTAAGTTCAGTAACCGACAAGTCGTACATGAAGTCGTCGTATTCAACGAATCTAGCCTTCTCAGGCTCGTAATCGAAGAATTTCTCCAAAAGCACACTCATACTATCTAGACCATCAAAGTTAGTAACGGGTGGAGTTGACATGATAGTCAAATGGTCAATCATACTCTGTAGCACAAAACTTTCCGGAACAGTGGCGCACCCTCTCTTCACACCTTGAAGAAGGCTCCACACAAAGTGAGCGGCCTTAGCCGACTTTATGCAAGATATCCTACTCCTGAAAATCTGCCTAACCTTACCAGCCCATATGATGTATGAGCGAGGTTTAGGGAAGAAAGATATAGATGGATTGGGAGGAAGCTCGTTCCTAAGAAATTCTGCCATAGGACAGGCAGTGTGATACTTAGCAAACTTGACAAACTTCTCAACAGGCCACAACAAACATTCACACACGAAGTGCCCGACATCATCGTTAGTCAACCTAGGTAGTAAGTTAGAGAAGTGATCCAAAAGGACCTCTAGCTCTGAACGAACAAGGTATAATGACTGAACGAGGTTAGGATGTCGTACAACAACACATTTAGCCTTATCATCACAATTTAATATGCAATAACAAGGCAACGAACGTGCGCCCAACAGCTTGACAATACTCCGTAGGAGGGTCAAGCCATCGGCACCGAAATCTGAGTACGGGACTGA